TACCACCCCTGTTCTGATCGTTAAATTGTCCATTAGATTGCAGTCAGATCAATCTCTATATTTTCAGCGGCAAAGCGGGCAACCTGGGCGCCTGCGAGGGTTAAATCATCAGAGGCAGAGGGTGGGTCTGAAAGGCCTATTTTCACAGTTATGCCGGACATGCCGGGAACCGCCGCATTACCCACCGCTGTCACTACATCCAGCCAGATCACTTCGTCACCATTGTCGAGCGTGGCGCCATAAGCCACCAATGCCGCTTTTATCAAGTCATCGCCATCGGACGGATAGAGAGCGGCGCTCTTATTGCCTTCAATCAGAACAAAAATATCCACCGAAGTGGCGCGGGAAAAGCTCACCGGCTTATCGTTGCCCTGCGGATCGGTATAGGTCCCGGTCTCGTCGCCCCAGGTCATGCCGATGGATTTGTAGCGGCCAATACAGTCCCAGATATCCTGGTCAGCACCGCCTGAAACGGTGAAATAATAGCCGTAACCAGGATCAGACGGATCATCAATTGAGATGCCAGAGGCATAGGTTACGCCAGAGACAAGCAGCAATTTCTCAACTACAGCCGCAACAGTGCCGCCGCCAGCTATCGATATTTCAGCAGCCCCGCGCCGTCTGAATGTCGTGTTATTTTCGGTATCAATTCCAGGGGTACCATCAGCCAAATTGACGACGCCATCCCAGCCCAAAACGGGAGATCCGATGCTGTTCACGCTTTGAGCGGTGGCAGTAATTGCCCCTTTGTCTACCGCTTGGGCATTGACAGAAACAAAGCCGTCCGTAATTTGTCCAGCGCCACCGCCCGCCTCGTTTCCTGCTGAGTTGGAGCGGTTGGGGTTTGAGATTTGGACCCAGTTTGCCCCATCGTTCACGCTTGTGATTGGGAAGGCTCCGTTATTGGCATCTACTGAGCATCCAGTGATAATAAGCAGCATGGAAGTGGTGACGGAGCTGAGGTCGACAGCTTCAAACGTATACCGGATCGTGTTGCCAGTTTGGTGGGCAACAGCAGTTACCACCATATCCTCAACAGTCACGGTTGCCGCTGGGATTGTCGCATCTGCCAGTGTCTCAAATTGCGTATCAGTTTCGCTTTGCACAACAAGATTGCCCTCGGCAACCAAAACGCCAGCATTGCCCATGGTCCAGAGCGTGAGGGCCAAGGTTGAATAGGTTGCAAGCCTGCGTGCAGATCCAGTCAATGCAAGTGCATTATCCAGGCTCTTGCCGGTGGCGCTGTCTCGATCAAAAGCCAAAACAGAAGCCTCCCACGCCTCCCAGCACTGGGAAAGCTCTTCGACAAACGGATCAATGCGGTTGCCCAAAGAGCTGCCGGGAGTTGTACGCACTTGCCCCAATCCAGGCAGGACCTTTGTTTTTGTGACAATATCTGCCCGAATTTGAGAAGCGGGCTTGCGAACGGGCCCGGTTTCTGTCAGTCCGTAGGTGGTCATACTGAAACGCCTGTTTCTCCGTAAATGGTGGTAATTGAAAGATCGCCCTCAAGCTGAGCTGTGGCTTCATTGGCCTCTATTTTTACGTCTCGAACATTTGTAAGCTCGTTGACAGTCAAGGCGGCCCGCCTGATTTCTCGCTCACGCCGCCCTTTGTTTAAGGGTTTGGTGAGAATTTGGCCCAAAATATCTGTACCGAAAGCCTGATCCAGCCAATAGCTTTCGATGTGAGAGCCCAGGGTTAAATAAGCTGATTGAGCCACCTCATCAGCGCCGTCTATGCTCATGAGTTCTTGGTCTGGACCAACGGCAAGATCGCCGTCTTCGTCGAGATAATCATCAATCATTTGTGAACGCCTTCCCGCTTTCTACGCTGGGCAGAGCGCCCAATGGTGGTATGCCTAATACTGCGGCCACAACGTCCACTTTCCCGGCAACCAGACCAAAATTGCTGTTTGATGTCGAGCCTTTGGCCAGGGGTGTGCTTGAGCTTTCCGCGCCGATGTGAAGCGATTCGCAGACAACATGAGCCTTGCCGCCGGGCTCCAGAATCAGAGCGACCTTGCCGTCTTCGTGAGAGAGAATCCAGTCTTTGCCGTTTGCCCGGCCTTTTACGTTGCCGCCAGGGAAAAGCCCAGCAATGGCGATCACGTCAGATTCTGAATGCATGTCTTGGCGGCTGGGCGTGACCTGGGTTTGACCGTCGCTCGCGTACCAGTCATCCATGTAGCGCATGATGTACAGCATCAGCACCGGATCCCCCTTTTTCAGAGGGAATGTTTCACTGAAACCGCCGCCGCGCATGAATAGCACGGGAACATCGGGGATCGGCTTTTCGCCAAATTTAAAGTTTGCGCCATCGGTGGCCCTGAAGTTCAGGAACACAGGAACGATTTCAGCCAGCTTTTTTTCTGGGTCCCATTTGCTCACAAATCCAATTGAGTTGGTTCTGATGTCGCTCTGAATATCCAGGCCAATGTCATCGACAGCCTCATCAGCGCTTTTATATGTCATACGGGCTGCCTTCAACCATATAGCGCCAAGTGTCGCCTTTGCTGGCCCCTTCTAATTCGATTTTTTCCACCAGGATCACGCCAGTAAAAATGGGAGACTCCAAAACAACCAGGCACCCGGGCTCTACATCCGGATCGATCTGGCAGGCAAAGCGCCAACCGTTTTGAAACTTTTGAGTTTGATGGTTTTTTCTGGTCGAATCAATGACCGGCTCAACATTCCCAATCAGGCCGGTACCGTAAGCAATCAGAGGCACATCACCGCCAAAGGCAAAGGTTGCCGGGATAACAGACAGGGTTTGCAGATCCCACTTGGCAGCAAGGCCGAATGAGCTCAGGAAAACATTGAACTTTTTAAATGCTGCATCAGACTCAAGCCGGGCCCGCTCGGACTTAACAACCTCTGCTTTTTCTCGCTGCTTCTCAAGCTGCTGCTGCTTTTTCTTGACCTGCTCGGGCACGGGAGGAACGCCGCGGCTGCCTCTGGTTCTTTTGCTGTCGGCTTTGGTCTTTGGGAAAAGCAGCACCGGGGCAATGTCTTTTTGGCCCTGCAGACCTTTGTTGATCTCTTGAAATTGCGCCTCAATATTCTCAGGCAATCCAGTGAGCTTTTTGAAGAGCTTTTCAATCACCTTGGCCTGATCGGTGCCTTTAGGGAAAGTCTCGTTTATAAAGATGTTGCGCCACTGGATCTCTCCATCGCGCAGCGTGATCTTGGTGCAGGAATTGCCCGCGCCGTCTCTCTCGGTATGGCCAAACTGAACAGAACCCCGAAATACAAGCCCGTGCTTATCCTTGAATCCAGCATCCAGCTTGATGTTGACGTGCTTGGTCGTGCAAAACAACTGATCCTCTTCGGTCAGGTTGTAAATCGTCAGTTCAAGCTCATTTGGCTGGGTGTTGTTTGTTCTGAAGCCTGAAAATTCCACAGCCAGGCCGGGATATTTGCGCTCTTCGTTTCCGTTATTTGCCGTAACAAGCCAATAGCGGCCAAAACGATCAGACATAATTATTCCGTTCTATAAACAAGCTGCACGCGGGCCCCAAGGTCATTTGGGCCTGGATCTTCATCTTTTCCGCTGGTATCTATCAGGTAAAGTTGGCCAACAGGCCGAAGCTCTGAGGTTGCTCTGAGCAAAAGCGGGTATTTCACAACAGCGCCGCATCCCTGCACAATTGGCACATAGCCCGCTGAAAGCAGGTTAAAAACCCACATGTTCAAGCGCACGTTAAAGCGAAACTGAATCACGAATTTCACGCCATCGAGAAAAATGGTTCTATCAAAGTCGGTGCCGTCGCTGACAGGCAAATCAATCAAATAATTTTTCATCTTGCCCAGGCCTCATCTGCCGCGCCTGGATAGGTCGCCGCCGCGTCTGTTTGGGTAGCCAGTGAAGAGCTTGCTTCTGTGGTGCTCGAAGCGCCAGCAGTGCGCCCAGGTTGCCAGCGCCGTTTTGTTTCCGAATCTTTAACCACTGTTCCCGTGGCCTGCATTTGGGCCCGGTCTTCTTTGGTGATCAGCTTGACCTTTTCAGCCTTGGCGATCGGCACCTCTTTGAAGGTCATCTCAAACGGGATTGAGAAGCCATCTTTGGGGCCCCAAACAATCGACTCGCTTTCGATCATCATGTCTGGATAGACGCCGCGTTTGCCCAGGTCAACAGTTACGCGCTCGTTGTTTTCGTCAGCCTCTTCGATCCGGCTCATAAAATCCGAATGGTAGCCGGTGGCGTCGTTGTCAAACTCCCCCTCTACTCTGCCGGGGTGAGCATTTGAGACAAGGCCAGAGATCGAGATAATCAGAGGGTTGCGGTCGCGATGGTCGGAAAGCCTGACGCCCTCTTGAACGGGATAATCCGTGATGTTGGCGGTACGGTTATTATTGATCGAGCGGGTGCAATCAATCTCAAACTGATCCCCGTTCTCAGGGAAGACAAGTGTGACCGCTGCCATTTAGATTTTGCTCTCGCATGTTATGATTTTGAAGAAATATCGAGGTGTAAACGATGATTAAAAAGCTGATAATATTGGCCGCACTGCTTATTCAGGGGCCTGCTTTTGCTTGCAATATTGACAAAGAGCGCTCAGAGCCTGACTTTGATCAAACCACCGCATTTGTTGCAGCAAACTACAATCAGAAAATATTTACTGTAGACAACTTAATCAACCCAGGATTGAGCCCGGATGCTGCCTATCTATCAATGGCCGAAATGTATCCAATGGACAATAACTGCTCGTATTTTGCTGCCGCCCAAACGCTTATTGATCTTTTGCAGACCACTCTCAAGCGCCATAAAGCAAACAAGGTCAATGATGTAACCTATTTCAAATGGCAAGGAAAAAGCGGCGTTATAATCATCTCAGTCTTTAAAGACTGGGAAGAAAATCCGTTTATTCAAGACCAATATCAGTGGGATGGAAAGCGCTTTAAATTTGTCAAAACAGAGAAATTTAGCAGCTAAACTTATTCAGATGTGGGCCTTGAGTATCTGTTGCTGGCCTTTGATAATGCTTTCGCAGTGCCATCAGTTGCAGCCTTTGATGTTTGGCGAGCAATATCACGGCCATTCGCCTGAGAGCCACTATTAACAGTGATGTTGTTTGTCACCGAAGTCTGACCGCCCGAAAGATACTGAGGCTTAATCCTCAAATATCTTCCACCTGAGCCAAAATAATTATTGGCTGAAACAGGCCTTTGGCCTTTTCCAATTCCTTTTCCGGCCTGATTGCTTGAGTGAATAAGATTTGTTTTGCCGCCCGGCCCGATAATACCGGTATGTGTTAGACCGGCATTATACGCAATGTCTCCGGGCAAAACTTGATCCCACGGCACCTCGACTGCGTACCCTTTGTTTTTGAGGTTATCAAAAGTAGTTGGGACTGTGTTCGAAAATTGGTTAACCAACTTCTCGGATGCGCCAGACAATTTAACTATTCTTCCAACCGTATAGTCACAAGCCACACCAGCCTGATAAATGCCTTGGTAAGCACCTTTCCACCAGATTTTGAATTTATCAGCTTTTGCAAACTTATCGGCCTCTCCAGATGTGATCCACTGCAAGGCAGAGTTGGCTAATCCAGCACCGCCACGACCGCCAGCGATCACGCTTCGGCTTGTGGTTTCGCCCGTGTCGGCCCCGCCCGTGTCTCCGAAAATATATTTATTTATTGCGCTGCCTGTGCCGTCAACAACTCGTAAAAATATTTTCCCAGCATCTGAATCAGCAAACATTTTCCAATATTCTTGAACACGCTTGAAAACATGCTTAAGAAAGCGCTCTGTTTCGCCCATCCAGTAATTGACGCCCTCACCAAGAGCGTCCAAGAAAATGCCGCTCCAATAATATGAGTCTTTAATGAATTTATTTAGTTTTGGCCATCTCTCTGTAAACCGGACTAAAGTAGAATCACCCGTTGCAAGATATTCCACAAAATCAGCAAACAAAAGCACAAGCGCGCCTATCCCAGATCCAACCAAAAGCCCCTTAAGCGCCCCACTTGTAAAATAAGTGGCCACACCAACAGAGCGCATCTCAAACGCAACCTTGCCAAGCAATTCAGCGGCTGCAATGTATTTTAAGCCAATGATCTTAGCTCCCATTAAACCAATTCCAGCCGCGGCAATAGGCGCCCATTTAGCAACCTCTTTGGCAATGGCGGGCACTTTGCGTAAACCCAATCCAACCTGAACGCCGATCGCCCTGAATTTTGGCTCCATTTTATCCAGACCCTGGATCATTTGACCCAAGAATTTGTGAACTGGCTTCTCCATGCCAAGCCACATTTTGGCAAAAAGGCCTTTTGTGGTATCGGTCAAAGTAGCCATTTGACCTTCAAGTGTTTTGGCCAGATTGCCCATACCACCAGAAACGCCCTGGCGAGCACCGGCATCAAGCCAAAACTGAAGCATCTGGTCTTTATTGGCGCTGTTTAGCTCCATCTTTTTGACTGCACCGGTTTTGATGTCTGTCATGGTGGCATCCAAATAGCCATCACCTGATGCTTTTGCGCCCAAGCCAATGAAGTTGTCAACCATTGAGCCCAGGCCGCGACCGCTGGAAAGCATTGCGTCAACCAACTCGGCCAAAGATTTGTTTGATGTTGAGGCCAAATCACCCAAGCGAGTCAGCTTTGTAAAATCAATTTTGCCTGTTTTGCGGTCTGCAATATTGTACCCAGCCCCTTGAAGCCTTGTGAACATATCCACTACTTCCGGAAGCTCGTAAGGCGTGACTGCTGCGAACTTTTGCAGAGCGGAATATGAATTTCGGGCCCCACTATCGCCCATCAGCGTACGCAGGCGCATCATAGAGTTTTCATACTCTTTGGCTGCGTTATACCCAAATCCGGCAGCCTTACCTACGCCCAGGGCAGCAAGGCCACCAGTGAGCGCGCCACCAAGTGAAATGGAGCCAATGCCCTTGTTGAGCTTCTCCATCTCGCTTTTGACTTGGCGAATCTGGCCAATTGCCTGAGACGCTCCAGAGACGCGAATGGTAGGATTTATCTTGATACCATTGGCCTGACGTTGCAGCCCTTTGAGAGCCGCAGACATTCGAGCCCCGACACGGCCATTGGCGCGCTCGAAAGAAGACGCGAAGCTGTTGCCAGCCTTGGCGCCCATCTTTGCGCCCATTTTATCCATTTGATTGAGTTTGCGCTCATACTGGGCAAACGTGCGATCATAACGAGCCGTAAACTTTGTAACCAGCTCATTAACTACGATTCCCGTCATTTGGGGGGTTTAACCTTTCGTCTGCTTCATCCATTGCGTCAAGCCAATCAACGGCTTTAGATATTCGGCCATACGACCATCGGTTTATTTCTCCGAGGCCATCTTTGTTTTTGGGGTGTGTCCAGATGTGAAAAATCCAGGGATTAATATCCCCAGGCAGCGATACTTCTACGCCGTCGCCGTCTCGCTGCTCTCCGTCTTCTCCTCTTGAGAGGATCCGACCTCCAGAAACAAGCCGGACACGTCCAAGTCTAAAAAATCATTTACCTCGATCGCTCGCTTCATCAAAGGAATGAGCGCCCCGTAGTTCTTTTTAAAGAACTTGGAATAGTGATCTGGAATTGATAGTTTAAGCGCGTTTTTTTCGCCTTCAATGCCAATAGCTGTATGAGCCAATACGCGTTTTGAAAGCGGCACAAACTGATCGTGAGGGATAGCGGCATAAAGCCCCTTTATCGCCTCATTAAAGCCTTTGATTCTATCAATGGGCTGGCCTTCCATTTGTTGCGCCAAATAGATGTCCTGGCGAACCGGGCCGAGCTTTGCGTCTAATTCAGCCGCAATAGCCATGCCAGAATCGCCAGGATGGACATCAATGGTGATCATATATTTGTCAGAGAGCCCAATTTCTGAGCCGTTAAACTGAAATTGTTCAATGTCTGCCATGGATTAGAGTCCCGTCTCCGCGCCGACAATCTCACTAGACTCAAAGACCCACTCGCGAACGCTGGCCATTTTTCCGCCAGTGGCTGTTGGCTGTTTTGTAATCCATGATTCTAAAGCAATAAAGCTACTTCCACCAGGAACCAGTGATTTAATGACTACCGGAATAGTGGTTGCATTTGTTTTGATGACAGAACGGGAATCAGCCAAAAACTGAAGCTGCAAAGCTGCGTTTGCCTTGCTGTTCTGCTTCAGCTTGAAAGTAATTTTACCGCTGAAATCGTTGGAGGCATTGCGGGTCTGCTCACCATCAACACCAGCCTCGCGGGTCCAATAGTCTTCGTTCCATTCAACGGTAAATCCATCGTCTTTATCGAAGCCGGAAAGCAGAACGCCTGCTACCATGCAAGAAAAATTTGTGAAGCTGTAAGTATGTAAAGTTGCCATTTTTTAATCCCCCTAAACGCTTACTGACAGGCTGATAGCGACTCGGGCCATCGCTTTTTGAATCTTCCAATCGCCTTCGAAACCACTAGCCAAATTGGCCGCTTTGTCTTCGTCGGGGATGTCTTCGGGCTCTGGAGCCTGAAAGAAGTTTTCGTAATCTGGATCGAGAATGTCTTTGTCCAGACCGTATTGGGTTGTACTGAGACCATCAGCCTCAATCAGGCCTAACCCCTTTTTATTGATTGCGATCTTGGGGTTGACCGTGAGTGTATTGGCGATGCGGCCAAACAGAATATCAACCAGGTGATCGGTGTCGCGGGTGGCGTGAATGTCGATCCCGTCAACGCATACGCCCATCTGAACTGCAGCAATATTGTTATCAATGTAGGTGAAGGAATTGCAGTATTTTTCTTCCAGATAACCGATTTCGTCATCGGTCAGAGGATCGGGCGTTGCGCCAATTACTCGCCGGTTGACTGCCTGAACCCCGCCCGCATCATAGCCGAGCATGATCGCCGCCAATCCCGCCGGGTAATGGCCGGTGCTGTCTTCGGTATAAAACAGAGCAGTTCGGGTGTATGCCAGGGCTTTGAGTTGCGATGCAATGTCATCAGTGGCCGAGGTGGGCACATCCGCTGCGGTTGTTTGGGCAAAGAGCAGTTTTTGACGACCTTCAACATCAGCAGAGGCAGCCAGGATCACGCCTGTGCTTGTGCTGGTCGGATAGATCAGGTATGGAATATTGCTCTGAGCCAACAGCTCAGAAATATCATCGGCAATGGTGCGCCCTGCTGTGGTTGTGGCCACCGCGAAAGTGGGCTTTGTGCCTGAGCCTGTAACCGTGAATGTGCCCACACTCAGAGGGTACTCAGCGGTGGCCGTGATGGTTAAGATTTTGCCAGAAACGGTTACACCGGCAACGCCCTGAACTGCTGAAATGGCCGTGTCGAGATTCGCGAGGCTGGTCGCGTCATTCGTATCAAACGGAACGCTGATCGCTTCACCATTTACTGAACCCACAATCGTTTGGCCAGAAAGCAGATCGCCGGTTTCGGTCAAGGTTTTGACTGTGGCGACCGCTGCGGTACGCTTTGAAATGTAGACATAAGCAGGCTTTGGCCGCTGTTGAGACATGCGAATAAATGCTTTGTATGTTTCGGAGCTGGTGCCCCAATCCAGGCCGACAGAAGAGCTGGAGTTGATACCGTACCGCTTCATTTTGTCGCTGCCAAAGCTGGCGTTTGGTGATTCGTTGCTGAGAATTACCGCAAAGTTTTGCGCATTGGTTCCCCGTGCGCCTGTTCGCCGAGTGACCGTAATGGCCGCTAATCTTTCTCTACCCATTGGGGTTTAATCTCCTGTGATTATTTGGTTTGTAATAAACGGTTCGCCCTCGCGCTCAATTGAGACGCCAACGCTGTCAAACCAGCCGGTACCAGCATCGCCAGCGCCCTCGGTTGTGATGACTCCATAAACGCGAACGGTGAGATCCATTTGCGCATGCTCTTCCCAGCGCCCGTTTTTCTGCTCTGGGAGATGTCGAATAGCCCCACAATCAGCGGCAATATCTGCCAATTGAAGGGGGCGGTAATAAGCTGTTAATTTTGAGCGAGCTTTGAGCGTGGTGAGCGCAGCCATGCACCCTGCCCGGTAGGCGTCGACGCTGCAGCCGATCACCCAATCGGTGGTTGAATAAAGCTCGCCATCGCCGTCGATCCCGTCTTCATCGTCAACGGTTTCGGTGTCAGCCTCTGTAAACATTTCCAGGGTGATATACACGCCTGATTCAACATTTGGCCCGTTGTCGTGGCTCATGATGACATTGTCTGGATCCAGCCCAGAAGCGCCTGCCAGCCATGCCAAAACAGCCGCCTCGAGAGCGGTGATTTTTGTTTGATCCATGGTTTAGTCCGGCTCTGGTAATGTGGGTTGGGGGTCCATTAAAATTGCGTCATGCTCCCAGTGCCCCAGGTCTGAATCTGGCCAATCGCCACCGGCAACAACCTCATAAACCAGGCTGTTCCAAATGACCCAGGCACCGGTTGTCTGATCTCCCACGCTCAGCACTTTCAGCTCTTCATCGGAGAAGACGCAGATGCCGCCTTTTGCATGAAATCCGTTGCGCTGGTTGACTCTGTCAAGTTCGCCTTTGTCCATCGGCTGGATGCAAATGTTTAGCGTTTCAAGCACTCGCTCACCTTCGACAAAGCGACCGCCCGTGCGCGTGCCTGCCACTGGCTGATAAACAGGCGTGGGTGAGCTGAAAAACATTAGAATCCTCGTTTGTTTGCTGCGCTTTGGACCTTCACGCCCACTTTGTTGAGCAGGTTTAAGTGATGGATAAGCGGATCATTAAAGCCCTTTTGGGCCACTGTAGAAGCCGCGTTTGCTGGTGTTGTAAAATCTCTGATTCCGTCTTGAAGCCTGTTTTTATACCACTCTCCGACCTCTCGAAGCGTGGCGCTGGCGCTCGAAGCTCCAAAGACAGCGGCCAAGTGATAGCTTTTGAAGGCTGTGGTAATCGCGCCTCTTGAGCCGTAGGCCTTACCCTTGGATCTGGTCCAGGTGAAGTTATGAAAACGCCGGGGCGGAATATGTCGCTTGCCGTTGCGCCTGGTTCCAAAGTGGTTCCAAACCGCAATCATGACAAGTTCAGATCCGGCCAAGCTGGCAATGTGCCCAACGTGAACGGATTGGCCATCCATCTGACGCATGGCGCGCTTGATGTTTTTCCAGCCTCGATCAATGATCAAAACTGAGTCCCAGCACTTACGCAGCCGACTGCAACCTGGTTTCGCATCCGCTTAAACCGTTGGCCGTAAATCGTGCGATCCAGGCCTTCGTCTGTGCGCGGATCGGCCTTGCTGCTTGCCTGCTGATAATAGCTGGAATACCGAACGCGCATTTTGCCGATCTGCTTTTCAGCAATGGTTTGGCCATTGTCCGAAGCCGAAGCCGTGCCAGCCTCGCAGATCAGGTCATGAGCGGCAAGATTGGCAACAGCGTGATCGGCCATTGCTCCATAAGCGCCCTCAGCCACTTCAAGAGCCGCCAAGGCCAGGGCAGCGCTCAATTCTGAATCAGAAAGAGCCTGCAGCGTGACATTGTTGAATCCTTGAATGATGGTGAGAGCGCTCATAGATTATTCCTCGGTGGCTTGTTTGGCTTTGGCCTTGGGCTTGGGACCTTCGAGTTCAGCAACTCGGGCCTGCAATTCACGCACTAAAGTTTCGAGGGCCTCCAGTTTGTCTGAAAGGCCCTCGACTTCTTTGATTGATGTGTATGCCATGGTTAGCTCACCCCTTTCATGTATGCACCTGCATAGGTGCGTTTCACTTGGAGGCCAGCGGTCAGGCCAAAGGTGTTGACCTTTGTATTGAATCCGCTGTACTCGTAGGGGCGCAGGATTTCGCGCTCATTGGCACGGAAAATCATGTTTCTGCGGTCATTGTCGAGGAACAGAACGGCACCAGAACCGGCTGAGCCGTTCCAGGTTTCGTTATTTGTGCCGCCGCCTGCGCCTTTGGTGTGATTGATGGCATCCAGCCAGGGGTCAATCACAAAGCGAACGTCAGGGAAGGCCGCGCGAACGACGGGCTCCAGTTTGACGGTGGCACCGCTGGAATCAGTGATGAGTTTGCGGCTGAATTCGTAATACGCATCCATGCCCATGGCTACCACTTTGCAGACGCAGTTCTTTTGAGAATTGCGGTAAATGCTCATGATGCCTGCAGCGATGTCGGCATAAATTTCAGCGCCTGTTTTGAGTGCCCAGGTGTTGCCGCTTACGCCGGTTCCGAGGGTGACTTCATAAAAGGATGTGCCGCCGGTAGCGTAAGAGCCGCCGCCGTTCATCCAGTCAAAAGCACCTTCGATTTCCAAGCCGTCTGGGTCTTTCCCACCAGCGTGAGCGCCTTCATCCAGCTTTTGGTCAATGTATTGAGCGCAATCTTCGGGGCCGTCTTGCTCAACACTCATGCCCCAGCGATTCAGTGCACGCTCTTCAAACAGGTTGATAGTGTACGCGACACCGATGGGGATGACGGGCTTCATGTAGGGCTTCATGCCGGTTGAAATGACCGGGAAGCTGGTGGCATTGCGAGAGATAAACTCAGCTTTGCCAGTTTGCAGCTTTTGCTTGTAACCGACGTAATCGACACCGGATTCAATCGGCTCAACCGCAAACAGTTCGCGGAAGGTGGTCCCACGCATTTGGTATTCAGCGAAGGCCGCTTCCAATTTGGTGACTTCGCTCAGCAGCAAACGAGTGCTGTTTGTGTCCATGACCTCTAAGGCCTGGGGCGGGATATACCAGCTGGCAGGCGTTTTGTGCCCGTTGCTGTCTTGTACAAAAATCTTGGTCATTTTGGCTTTACTCCTAGAGTTTGTTCATGGACAGCGGCGCGAGCCCGTTGTCTTTTTCGTCGGCAAATTCGGTATCACTTACCAGAACAACCGGGGCGGCTGAGCTGTCGGTGTTGGTGCGGAATGAGCCGCGAGGATTCAAAACGCTGCCGGTGTCGGTGTAGTCTTCGAGCAGGCAATAAACAGCGCCACCAGCTGCCGGGGTTCCAGCAACAGGCACGGCGGGATCGCCTTGGAAGGTCACGCCGACCAGTTTGTGTTTGGCTTTGTGATAAGGCTCGGTGTAGGTGTAGTCCAGAACCGTGGGGGCGTTGGGGTCGCGGCTGGTGACACCACGGATTGAATCGGTGGTACCTTTCACCTGGCTGGTGATGACTGCGGTGCCAGAGCCTCCATTTGTCATGCCGATCGCGGTTGCCACTTGAATGCGTTTGTCAGCGGCGGCCACAATGGTCAGAACGCGGTTTGAGCCGGACAAAGTGCATGTCACACCGGAAATGGCTTCCAGGTCGTTTTTAACCTGGGTCACGGTTGTCAAATGGTTTGTGGCAAAGGTTTCATTGATTGTTACGGTGCTGGTGGTGCCGTCTGGGCTGATAAATTTCAGCACGCCGGTCAGAATATCTCCGGCAACCATGTCAGCGCTGATGGTGACAACAAAGCTGTTCATGTTGGGCAGGCGGCATGAGTTGCTGCTCACTTGAGAGCGCACAACACCCAGGCCAAAGCCCATGTTTTCCAAAGGCATCAAATCATCGTTTAAAGGTTTGCGCTTGTAGCATTGGCCAGCGGTGTACTTATAGTTCGACTGAAGAACCTGAGTTTGCATGGTTTATTTCCCTGCCTTTTGTTTGTTTTTGGCAGCTTCAAAGGCATCGACGACGATGACTTCACCCTGATTGCTGCGGGTCTGGGTATTTGTTTGGCCTGCCAGATCGAGAACCTCTTCAGATTCTTGAGCGCCGGCAGCTTTGCCGATTTGGCTGTATGCGCCTTTGAGGAAGATCGGGTAAGCG